ATACCCAACATCTAAATTCCACCATGATACTAAATTTGTTTTTTCACTATCTGTTAAACCTGCATAGTTTTTATTCATAATAGATTTGATTTGTGATTGAGTTAATTGACTAGACCAATAAGCAACATTACATAAATATCCACCTAGAAAATAAGACGAACCTTTTCCTATATATTTAAATATTAAATCACTACCTATAGTGTCAGCAGTCATTGTTAATTCCACACCATTTTGATACGCTTTTGCAGAACCTGAGCCATCTAAACATATGGCAAAATGATTCCATGCTCCTAACACAAGGGGGTCTTGCAAAGTATTCCATTGCATATTATCTCCATCGGAACTTCCCTCGATAATTATTCTGTCATTATCATCATCAATAGCTATTGTATTATAAAAAGCATCATCATCTCCAAAAATTGGATGCCATCCTGTATCTTTTAAATTTACCCAAAATGCAAATGAATAAGCTGTATCGTGAACACTTAATGTAGTCTCTGATACAGATATATAATCATTAGTGCTATCAAAAGAAGCAGCACCATCACTTACAGGTACGACTGCTCCTGCATTATAATTATGTTTTAATACGAGATTGTCAGTTACGATTCCAGGTGTGGATAACCCTACTTTTGATAAATTACTTCCTAAGCCTAACATAACTTAACCTATGTACGCAATAACTAACCCTGAAGTTAAATCAACAGTAGTCCATCTACCATATATAACTGTTCCTGCAGGAATTGTTTCAGATGCCATTGTATTTCCGTTATATGAACCAACGCCATATCCAGATGTTGTATCAGATGGTGTTAATGTTGCAAACACTGTATCTTCTAAGCATTGTATTGCTACAAAGCTACCTGTATGTTCTGCATTGTCTGATATGAATTTAGCGCCTGCTTGACCCATTCCTGCGTTTTGAGCTTCGGCTACTGTGAATTTATGTAAACTTGATGCCATTTTATTCTCCTTTGTGAGTGTACTTAAAGCTCTGGCGAGAGCATGAATGTACTTTTATTATTTAAAAATCTTAGTAGATTTGGAGGCCACCCTTTATACGATAGCCTCCATAGTTCTACAAAACTATTAATCCTTATTGTTTCGGATTATACGTTGTACGAATTATCCATTTCAATGTATTCAACAATGAATCTTAAAGCACCTGTGTCAGCAGTAAAATTACCACCGCTTGAAGTTGCTGTGAAATGAACCTCGGTATCAGCTGCTCTATAAGCACCAGCTAAAGCTCCCATTATTGCAGTACCACCTAATCCTGCAGTAAGTACATCATCAGTAGATGTTCCTACTCCAGCTGCCACAGAAGTGGATGATGCCTCCAACGAGTCTGCATCAAGAGTGCCTGTGAACTGAGTTCCTGCTGCTGCTGTTCCTGCGCTAACTCCAACATTTCCACTTGCTTGAGCAAGAGCTTCTTCAACAATACAAGTTAATCTTGTAATAATTGAACCAGCTGGTACAGATATTGCACCTGATGCTATAGTAGTAGCTGCATCTCCATGGCGAACAACTTTAGATTTTACTTTAACTAAGTTTTCACCTGAAGCTAATGCATAAGCATTACTGTTTTGATTTAATAAATCACTTCTCATTTTACACGCCCTCCAAATTAATAAGTGCATGAGTTTCAGGAAGACTTACTTCAAGACCTGCTTCTGTAAGAATCATATCTTTACGTAAATCTTCATCAGCTTGTTGCACGTTTGTTGTTATTGAAGTATCACGATTAACGCCATTACCAATAAGAGGTCTATATGAAACATGGTCTAAATCAACCATCATCATAAATCCTGAAGAAAAACCTCTAAATAAAGGCTCTTTAACAAGAGATATATCACCATGAATAGTTTCAACTTTAGTAATTTTATGTCCAAAACTACCATTAGCTGCACTAAAATTATATCTCATTGGATTATCTTCACTTCCTCCTGCACTATGACCTACAAAACCACCAGCAGGCGCAGAGCCAATACCTAACTTATTAAAGAAAGATATTACAGGAAGACTTGCTAAAGCTAATTTAGAAGAACTTCCACCTCTTGCAGGGTCAAATACAACTTCAAAATCAGACAATAAATCATCATATGTCCATTCAGATGTTGTATTAGATTTATAATAAGGAACGCCTTCATTGTATGATAGTTGTCCACCATTATTGACTACATTTCCATATCCTTCTGCAATTGTACTTCCAACAATACCATCTGTATACTGAATTCCACCAGCGCTGCCTCTTTGTCCAAAAAGCATTGCTCTTTCAATGTCAACTTTATGTTCTCTTAATTTAAGATTCCATAATCTTGCCCATTCATCAGCATAACCACGATATACAGTTGCTCTAGCTGTATTAGACATCTCACAAGCTGTTTTAAAGATTTGGGTATACCCATAATCATTATCAAGTTGTTGAGACCATACATCTGGAGCACCAGAACCTTGTTCAAAAGATGTACCAATTACAGTACAATTTGAATTATCAGCACATGCATGAGTTCCTGTAGTAGATGTATGTGATATAACAGTAATATTACATGTTGTATCATCACTTCCTTGAGAAACAGAGTTTATTCTTACATTTGCTGTTGTTGGAACATTATTACCATCAATATCTCCAATAGCAACAACCATTCCAGGTATTAACCAATCTACTTTAGCACCGCCAGATGTATCAAATACTACAGCATCATCTGAACCTTCTGCAACTAATGCAGCTACAGCACCTTTAAGAAGAAAGCTTCTATCAGTAATAGAAACCTTCGTTCTATCTTCCAAAAATCTGAATTGAGAATCAGATGTTGGAACTTTTCCTACTTTTGACAAATATACAAAAAACGGAGATTCTTCTGGAGCTAAGTCTGCGACCCTATCGCTAAAATCATACAGTCTTCTTGATGGTATAGTACTATCAATAACTGCACCAGGAGTTCCGAATTTTACTTGTCCACTATTATAAGTAGCCATTATTTATTCTCCTTAGTTATAATTTATAATACATTAGTCCGACTACCAGCTTTTGTAATTGCATCCCACATTGAGTCCTTGTCATCCTTTTTCACAGGTTTCTCACCATTTAAAATACCAGCTTGTTGAGGAACTGCTTGATTTTGACGAATTGCATCAAGTGGGTTATTTGCATTACTTTCACCTTCAGTCGGCTTTTGAGTTACAGCTTGCCACATATTAATAGCGCCATCAATACCATATTCTGCAGGATTCTTACTAGCAAAATCCATAAAAGAGGAAATTTGCTCAGGATTTAATCCTTTGTTAGCAAGTTCAGTTTGAAGTTTAGACATACCAACTTCTTTCTTTACATCACCAACTTGGTTTGATACTGCTTTATCAATTGTGTCTTGTAACTCTTGTTGTCGAAATTTATACGACTTAGACGATGGGTCATTATAGGCTTCCCAAGGGTCAAACTCATCCTTAGATAATTCAACACGTTGTTCTTGAACTGCTGGTTGACCACCCTGAACCATACCACTAATGGTATTTACAATATCAGGTCGTGATTCCAACATTTGTCCAACTTGTTCGTATTGTTTTAACTTTTGGTTTTCAGCTTGAAGTTTATCTTTCTCTGATTGGAAATACTTAGCTTGTGATTCCCAGTCACTTCCAGACTCTTGCTGCTGAGTTGCTTCATCTTGCCCTACATTATCAGTAACTTGACCTTCTTCAAGATTGTTATTTTCTAATGCGTTATCCATTTTACTCTCCTTTTCTTTGCAATCTCTCTTGCTTTTCTTGAGCTTGGCCACGTAAACGTAACTTCTCTGCTTCGAGTTTAACTGCGCTTTCAAGTTTTCCAACCGCTAAATTATTAGCTGACTTGGATTGTGATTCTTGTGATTTAAGCTCAGATTTGAATTTCTCAACTTCAACTTTCTTCCTTGATGAGATTGACTCTCTGTGAGCTGTTTGTAAATCACCTTCTAAATTTTTAATTTGTTCTTGAGACTGCTGTAACTGCGCTTGTAATTTAGCAACAATATCCATTCTTTGCAACACTCCCTCTTTATCAAATATATCTGTTTTCATTAATGCTTCAGTTTGGTCTATTAAACCAGACTGATAAGCTTCCATATAAATTGACCATTCACCCCATCTATTTGATGGCATTGTTGAATTACCAATTATATTTATATCATATTGTCCAATTGTTAAATCATTCATCATCTCACTAATTGCTTGAGATTTATCATTATAGAAATTAACCATATATTCACTCATATCATTATTTGGTTGAACAACTCTAAATACTTTCTTAAATGTATAATGTTCTTTAGATAGATTATAAACAACTTGACCTAAACGTCTAAGTGAACCCTCAATATCTCTTAATTTAGATTTACTTCTTCTTTGCCCAAAATCTTCAAGCATCATTGTAGCTGAAGATGTTTTAGGAGCAACAGCAGAATTACCTTGCATCATTTCAAATATACCCATATTCAAATCAATATATTTCTCAATAAGCTGAGGCAACTGCATAACTGAGTTAGATAAAGGTTGAGGAGAGGGAAAATGCGGTTCACCAAAAGAAGGGTCATATTCAATAGTTGCATTCGGATTTGCCCAATTTCTCTCAAGTTCTTCAATATCATCAACACTTCCCTGTGGTATAAGTAATTTTAATCCAGATGACGCTTGCGCATGAGATGTAATAAGCGACATAGTTTTATTTAAAAATCTTTGGAAATCTTTATTCTTTCTTACATCACTCATAGGATATGGAGTATTAGTCCAAATATTTGGTACAGGGACAATAGGATATTTATCAGTATTTAATATGTGTTCATATAAAACTATTTGCCCAAGAGTGCATGTAAGCTTAATTCTTGTTTGTTGAACCTCAACAACATCAATTAATCCCTGTTCTAAAGCTTTTGCAATTTTATTATCAGATAAGAATTTTTCCATGTTTTCAGAATCAAGTATTCTTTCTTCACCTGATTGCATATCAAGAATCCTGTAATAAGGAACTTTAACTTTAGAAAAATGCTCAATTAATTGATATTTCTCTGCTCCCTCGCCTATATCTTTATCTTTAATATAATCAGGAGTAAATGTTCCAACGGTTCTTTGATTCTTAGGAGAAGGATAAGTATCATCTTCATAATAAGATTCAACTAAATCAATAAGAAGCTTACCATCTTCCTGTTCTTCTGATAATTGTGGATATAAATCCATCAATTGAAATTTTGTAAATATTGTAGATAGCATCATACCTGTAGCATCATCAAAGTACTTACTTCTAGCATTAGGGTCAACTACTACTCTAAACGGGTCTACATAAGTAAATTTAACTTCGCCTCTACCATAATCAGCTTCTCTATCTACATATGCATAAAGATAACCTAATCCTGTGACTGCATAATCATGTATAGCTTGTTTAAATACTTCGTTACCATCAGATATATTCCAAATGTATTCAAGTATTGTTTTCCAAACACCTGCCAAATCACTATCTGAATCTTCTCTCGGCATTGCCGAAAATTTTGGAGGTTTAGATGTTATGATAGCTTTAAACTGCTCAATTGCAGAATATATTCTATCTAACGGTATATTTGATTGATTTCTGGATGCAAGTTCTTCTGCCTCTGCTGCACTGAAGTGATTTCCTAAATAAAAATCAATATCTTCACGAGCATGGTCTTCCCATTCTTTACGAGCATCATGCCATCTATCATACAGTTCTTTGGTATAAATTGCTTTTTTATCGGATTCTATCATGCTATGTAATATATAACATATTTATATTAATAATCAACCCCTTGCTCCAGTTATCCAATTATATGTCTTTTTTGGCTTCTCCCACTCTTCTCTATCGTTTTTAACTCTTTTTATTTTACTTGCTGATTTACTGCCCTTAGCAAATTGAGTTGATAACCAAAATGCATCAATTGTATCATCGTGACTACCTTTTGGAAAATCTAATAACTCTCCAATGAATTCATGCATATCTTTCTTTAAATGTACAGCTCCTGCTTTAAACATAGGCTGTAATCCCTCAAAAAGTCTATCTTTCTTTTTCTGATTACCATAACCTTTAATTCCTTGTTCTATACCAGGAAGAAATTTTCCTTCTCTTTTACTTCTCTTATGTATATAATCTCTTAACATTTCCTGATATGATATTGTTTCAATATTTATTCTTTTAATTGGGTTATATCGTTCAGCAATCTTAAATATTTCATCTGCGCAGTCCATGGGTAATACTCTTTGTCTCCAATACTCAATAATGTAATAATCATAATCAGCAGTAACGCCAATAACCATAATGACGCTATAATCATTACGAGCACTAAGAGTTGAAGCAGGGTCAACACCCATGTAAATATTAACATATTCTATTTTCCCGTCTTCTAACTTTATATACCACGAATTTCTTTCATTATCAAATTTAATGCTT